GGTTTTTTAATGTCGTAACCAGACGCCTCTTCCGGCACCCCGACGGCCTTGCGGAAAGAAGCCACGCTGGCCTCATCGGCATCGTCGCCTGGGATTCGGATGCGTCCGGATAGTTCCTGGTTGGCCTCACGCAGGGCCTTGGCCAGGGCCGCCGGCGATGTGTAACGGTCGGCCAACTTGCGGGTCGCGTCGTCGTCGATGGCCTCACGCCACGTTTCGCCAGCGGCGTCGGCGTCTTCTGTTATCGGCGTCGTTTCAGAACCTTCTTCGGGGGTGGCCTCGGAGCCCGCATCGTCGGCGGGGATGTCCTCGGCGCCTTCAGTCGTTTCTTCATTCATCGCTGATCAAACTCCTTCTTGGTTGTTTAAAACCGTGGGCTCCGGCGTCTCGCGACGCTGGTAGGTGGGTCGCGGCCAGGTACTATTCCGGACCGCTCAAGTCGGCATAGAGAGCCGCCTTGATCAGGCCGGCGATCTCACGCTTGCCGGCCCATCGTTGTAGGGCGTCGTTGTCCTCGGGCGGCGCGTCATACTCGCCGCACCAGGTCAGAAGCATAAACAGGGCCCGCTTACCGAGGGCATCCTCGCGCAGGAACAAGGCACGGAAGTCGCGGGCGACGGTAATGCCGTCATGCTCCGTGCCCATGGTTGAGCCGATCAGGGCCCGGTGGAAGGCCTCCAGGTCCGGCTCGAGCTTCAGCTTGCCCTTAAAGGGTTGGCTCATGTAGAGGCCGATCGTATCGATCTCAATTCCCGTTGTCCGGCCGGCGTCAGACTGAGCCAGCCTGTGTCGTCGTGACGAGTGAGTCCGGCATCCCACAGGGCCCAGTATCCGGGCGGTGGGATCAGGTAACCATCGTCATTACGCAAACGGTCCCAGCCCCAAAGGGCACCGGCGTCAACCCATTCCAAGGCATCGCGTCTTTCTGCTTTTATGCCCATTTATGCAGCCTCTTCTTCCATCACGCCTTCCGGAAGTTGACTCACAATGCCGGCCCCACGCTCCATGGTCTGCATCATCTGTTCTTGCTGCTGGGCCTGGGCCTGGGCCTTCTGCTTGTCTTCGATGCCGGCCTCGTCCAGGGTCAATGCTGACGGGAAGTCGTTGCTCTCGGCGATGAACTTGCCGATCTCGACCCAGTCATATGGATCCATGACCGAGGGTTGGACCTGGCCGATGGCGATAACCTTCTCGATGCCCTGAACGACCGTGGCCTCCTCGATCTGACGCTTCGCCTTCTCGACCGGCGAGGCGAAGCGGAACTGAATGGACTCGCCCTGAAGGACTTCGGGGATCTGAGTGATGTCGCCGAAGGCGCCGCGGCGGAGCATGATGTTGAAGGCACGCTCGACGAGGGGGCCCGTGTAGTCGCTCTCGAGCCGGCCGAAGACCGCCCCGATTTCACGAACGAACTCTTCCCGCCGCTGGATCACTTCCGTCGCCGTCATCTGAGGCGCATCGACGGGCAGGTTGAGGACGTTGCGATAGAACAGGGCGTGGATCTGTTCGCGCGCCGCAGACTGGGCGGACAGCCCCCACGGGATGTTGGCTTTACTGTCCATCTGCATAAACGGCTTCGACATGCCGAGGTTGCGGATCGCCTTGGCGTCGTAATAGCTGACCCCGCCGGGACGCATCTGGGGGGCGTTGACCATGCCGTCGGACGGCAACAGCCATGGCGGGTCGACGGCGCGGTGCAGGCCGCGCAGCATCGTCTTACCCATCTGGTTCAAGGTCAGGACGTCGGGCAGGGCCATGATGCCGGGGCCACGGCCGTAGATCTCGCCCGAGCGGGTGTCCCAGCGGGGGAGGAAGAACGGGAATTCCTCGTAGCCCTCCTCGAGGACCTCCGACTCGGAGGCAACGTCGACGACGAGGGACAGGTACGGCATGTTGACACGGTTCTGGCGGCGCTGATCGTAGGCGTGGCGCTCCTTGACGCACCAGATGAAGTCGAACTTCTCCTCACGCCGCATGTTGGTATCGTTGAGCGACTCGCGGGTCTTGGCACCGAGGTTGTCCTCACCCCAGCGTTGGGCCGCCTGGCGCGCCGTCATCCGCTCGAAGATGTGGACACCGACGGCGTCGTTCTCGGCGTTGGTAATGATGTAGACGTTAGCCAGGTGGAAGGACCGGAAGGCCAGGCCGACCTGATCGGGGCGGAGCGCCAGGTAGCCGGCCCCGGTGCCGAACGTGATCAGGTCGTCATCGACCTCACCGGTGGCCTGGATGAACTTGGCCTTGGGGTTATAGAGCGCCTTCCACAAACGCTCCTCGGCGAACTCGATCCACTCCTTGACGTCGCGCTCCTCGAGTAGGTCCTCGTTCTCGGGCACGATGTCGAACCACTTGCCCGGGGCCGAGCTCTTCGGCCGCAGCATCGAGCCAATGGCATTGACCAGACCGCGCTTGGCGGTGATCGGCACGGTATCGAAGATACGCTCGGTCCGCCGTGCCGACAACGGCTGACCTACGAAACCGACACGCTCGGGAGCCAAGACACCGGCGACCTCTTCCCACAACTGCGACAAGGTCGCCCGCTCGGTCTTCTTATGCTGGAAGGCCTCTATGATTTCCCGAGCACGGTGCATGGATTAGCCCACCCCCAGCAGAGTCTTGCGGGTGGTAGTAGCAGCGTCGGCAACGCCAAGCCCACCGCCTGGGGTAAGGATGTTGGAACCAAGGCCGCGGCGTCTCTGGGCGGCTAGACGGACCTTCTCCCGGCGCGCCTTGACCGACGGATCTTCTGGGGTCGGCAAAGCTGGAGGTGCCGGCGGGAGTTTAGGCGAGGGGGGACTGAAAATACTTCTGCCAGGAAGAGTAAAGAGAGTCATTGCAATCTCCTATAGAGTTGATACGGCGTCACGGCTCCGAACGCCCGGAGCCCCAGCACGGCCTTGACCATGCCGACGCAGTTGGTAAGAACGAAGGAAGTGCCCGGCGTAACTCCACGCCGGACAACGAGGACTTGATAGCCGAGGTCTTCATAGAAACCCTTGAGGTCGAACCCGTCGCCGGCAACGACCTCGACGACCGGCACCCCGGCGCGCCCGTCGATAATGATCCAGTAGCCCTTATCGTCCTCGATGGCGCAGAAGCAGTGCCGGAACCCGCGCTTCAGCCAAGGGTCGAGCCAGTGATTACCATGGTTGTGGAAGACGACGAGGCCCGTCGCCGCCGGCATCGACTTCTGAATAGCCAAGTCAGTACCTCAATATGTCGTAATTAATCGCCGGAGCAGGCGTGTGCAACGGCTTGGAGCGACGCGCCTTGTCGTCCGGGTTGAGCTCGAGGCCGCCTGCGTTCCAGGCGTAGACAACGGCATCACCCCGGTCCGGCGAGCGGCCGAGGCGCTTGATGACGTCCTTCTTGTTCTCGACATATATCTTCGGCGGCTGGCCGGGCCGGACCTCGTAGGTCGGCGCCGTCAGATCGCCCTGGAGCGCCTGGTCCGGCGGCAGGGCCAGGGATAGTCCGTACTCAGGATCGAGGGCCTCACGCAGCATCCACCACATCTCCGAACGACGGCTATAGAACCCGAAGTTGCCGTCCCGGGTATGAGTGGTCGCCTTCTCGGCGCCGTTCATAGCCTCGTAAGGCAGGCCGGCATTACTCAACGCTGTCTCCGCATCAGCCCCGATGCCGATGACGTCGACACCGACGATGGCGCCGGCCCTCAGCATGCCGGCGGCGAGCACCGCGACCGAGGGGCCATCAGGTGTGTCACGGCCCGGCACGCAGGTCAGCTCGTCGAAGTAGGTGCCCCACCGGGGCGCAAAGACGGTGTCGTCGCGGCCACCGCGGGCGACGTCGAGACCGATCGAGGTCATCGTCCTATCGCTCTTGTCGGCGGCCCGCCAACGCTCGTTGGCCTCGAGGATCCAGGCGGTCGGGATGACCTGCCAGGTGTCGTCTTCCCTGGCGGCCATGAAGTTGCCATCCCTGATCGCCGAGCGCAGTGGCTCGGGCATGGCGTCGAGGGTTGCCTGGTAGCCAGTGTCGACCAGGAACGGGTTGTCCTCGAGCCTGGCTGAAATAAAGGTGCGGCTCTTTGGCTCATACCGCTGGCTGTTGTATTCCCGGATGTCGTCTGGCCCATCAACCTCCTGGTCGCGGCCGTCGGGGTCGGTGATGAACCACCGAAGCTCGCCGCGCTCCGGCGGGTTGGAATAAGTCGGATCGAGCCACGGCCGGAACATCCCGATAACCCATTCGCCCTCGGCGCCCAAGGGCGGGTTCGAAGCCATCACGACCCTCACCCGTTCCATTGAGATGTTTCCCAGGTCCTCGTCGGCAATCCGATTCCATCCCATCAGGAACCGCACCACGTCTTCCCGGAATAGGCAGGCCTCGTCGAAGCCGATCAGAGAATGCGGGTTGCCCTGCCAGGTCTCGGCCCGGTCCATGTCCTTGGCGGCGCCGAAGTCGATGACCCGGCCGGCGTATTTAAACTGCGCCGGCGGCGAGCTGTTGAGCCCGTCCCTAGTGCCGGCGATGGCGACGACCCGATCGATCAGGGCGCCGAGATCCGTGTACTGGGGCCTTAAGAGCAGGGTCCGTGTATGCCGGGTCAGGGCGAGGCCGGCCAACAGGTCGGTCTTACCACCGCCGCCGGCACCGCCATAGAGAAGCAGATCGGCCTCGGACCGGAAGGCGTCACCTTGCGGCCCCGTAGTGGGAATCCAGATATGATCGCCAGTGGCCTCGGCCACCATCTTCTCCGCCGCGGCCCGGGCCTCGGGCGCCATGCCCTGGACCTTGGCCAGCATGTCGTCAAGGGTCGACGGCATCCGCTCCGTTCTCGATGAGGTACGCCATCCGCCGGGCCAGCTCGAGATCGCCGAAGGCCAGGTTGATCTGGGTGTTGTGGATTGCGTCCGCCGGCCGATCCAGCCCATGCAG